TTGTGGCCTTAGTTCTGACCAAGGATTTTCCGGATGGCACGCTGATGACCGACGCGCCATTCAGTATCGACAGCGGAGATTTTGCCGGCAGCTATCGCATTCGCGAGCCGCTGGCGCACAAGAACGGTCTCGGCGTGACCGAGCTGCATTTGAGGGAGGCCTAACAATGGTGGCAGAGACAACTGGAATCAACGTTGGCGCCGACGAATTGCCGATCGACATCGACGGAACGTTTGCGGCCAACTCGGACACCCTCGTGGCTTCGCAGAAGGCCGCCAAAACTTTCATGAACGCCGCGAAGGCTGCGGCGATCGCGGCATGCACCGCCGCGCCCGTGGCTGCACCTGGCACCGCAAGCTCTGCGGGAGTAGCCGGCCAATGGGCCTACGACGCGACTCACATTTACGTCTGCATCGCGACGAACACTTGGGTGCGCGCGACTCTGGCGACGTTCTGACGGGTCTGGGCTCTACTTGGAGCCCAGCGGAGAATAGTTCATGGCGTCTTCGATTCGCGAGCAGGTTGCCAGCGCAATCTTGGCGGCCATTTCGGGATCCGGAGCGCTGGGCGCAGCGGGAATGCCCGCGGGTCTGAATGTGCACCGCGAGCGCACGCGGCCGATCGAGAAAGATGATTTGCCGGCCGTCCTGATCTACTTCGAGGACGAGGAGCCGGAGCCGCTGGCGAAAGAAAGATTCAAGGCGCCGCTCACAGAGCGCTGCCTGGACGTCGTCGCCGAGATTCGCTGCGTGCCTCAAAGCGGGCAATCTCCGGACGAAGCGGTCGACGCGATTTACGTTTGGCTGATGCAATCGCTCGGCGCGGACGAAACGTTTGGCCGGCTGGCGATGGGAATTATCGAAGGCCCGGTGAAATGGTTTTCCAAAGAAGTGGACGTGGTTTACGCCGGCGCGGCCGTTCATTTGAGCGTGCACTACCGCACCACGCGGCTCGATCCGACGACGAAGACGGGACTTTAGGAGAAAACGAAAATGCCAGTTAAATACCTCATACCGCATCTGCCGATGCTGGGCAAAGGCTCGATCATGCTCGACATTTTCGATGCCAGCGGCAATCTCACCGGTTACCAGCACCTGGGCAATGCCAACAAGGTTGACCAGGAGATTAAGGACGACAAGGACGAGCTCTACCAGTCCATCAATGCGGTTCCCACGCTGATTGCCACTGCCGTGAAAAAGCGCCAGGTGATCCTCACCATCACCGGAACGGATTTTTCCAGCAGCCATATGGCGATCGCGATGATGTCCGCCGGAAAGAGCACGCTCACGGTTGCGGCCACGCCCGTCACTGGCGAGGTAATAGCCTCCGCCACCGCAAAAAAGAAGGGCAAATACTTCGTCCTCGCGCACATCAATCTCAATGCGGGAACGCTCGTGCTGACGCAGCCAACCGGCCCGACGACGCTCGTCCTCGGCACGGACTACATCATTGCCGACGCTCTGCAGGGAATTATTTATTTTCCGCTGACCTCGGCTCTGGACGAAGCCCAGACCGTTGTCGCGGGCTACACTCCGACGGCCGGAACGTTCGATCAAGTGGCCGGCGCCACGGTTCCATTCGTTCAAGGGCGGCTGCGCTTCGCGCCGGATCCAACCGATGGCCAGGCGATCGGCGTCGAATGGTGGAAGTGCAATCTCACGCCCCAGGGCAAGGTCGGCCTGATTGCCGATACCTATGGCAACTGGGAGCTCGAGGCCATGGTGCTCGATGACACGGCCAATCACCCGAACTCGCCGTATTTCCTGACGACGTTCTATCCGTCGCCTGCGTAACCGGGTGCGGGCTCTACTTGGAGCCCGCCTAGAAAGAAGAAACCTAGATGCCCGGAACGCCGAACCTGAAGCACACCTGGAAGACGATCGTCACGAACGGCTACGGATCGTCGCTCATAGCGGATCCGCCGCTCGATCTGGCCGGCGACGCTGAAACGAATTTCGGCGTAGTCGTCGCTCCGGGGCAAACAGCGGAAATCGACGCCCCTGTCATTGTTGCCAACATCGTCTCCGCCTTCATAAAATCGAACCAGGCCGTGGAAGTCTTCACGAACGCCGCGGACGGCTCTGGCGGGCAGCACATTTCGGTGCCGGCCGGCCGATCGGTGAGCTGGAACAATCAGATGGGCATCGCCAATCCATTCACGCCCAACATCACGAAATTTTACGTCACCAACAATGGAACCGCGCCGGCCACGGTCTACGCGGGTTTCCTGCTGCAGGAGTGATTTTTCAAAAGGGGCCTCCCAGGTCGACGGTAAGTCGAGCCTGGGGATAAAAATGATGGATTCCCCCACACCCGCCGAAGTCGACGAGAAAGCCAAGCGCTATTACGCGCTGAAGGAAACTCTCGTCGAGGCGCTGCAGGCGGCCAAGGACGCGCAGCTCCCTCTCGGCCAGCTCGCAGATGAGCTGATCGAAACCGTCCGCAAATTCGGGTCGGCGCACGCCGAGAAATCCAAAATTCTGCACGGCATCGAAGAAGAAATCATGGTCACGTTCGGCCTGTCCGTGTCGATCGACGCGGCTGCCGTGGAAAGATTCCGCGTGGCGTTGGCGGAAAGCGAGCAGTCGCGCCTCTGCGCGAAGATCTTCGACAAAACAATCCGCTGGTCGCTGATGCCGGATTCCGCCGCCACAATCAAATCGTCAAAGCTGTCGAAGCCGCTACTGGCGTTGTATTCGCAATGCGAAGTGATCAAGCCGCGCTCGCCAAGTCTCACGGTTCGTAGCAAATCATGACCGACCAGATCCTCACCATTGACGGCCGCCAGTTTCATGGCGTGACCCAGGAACTTTCCGCCTCGCAGGATGATTTTCTGATCGGACATCTCCGTCTCGCCGGCGCGCTCGATGCGTTGCTCGGCGCCAAACAAAATCCTGAAGAAAAATCCGAACGCCTGCTCACGCAGATACTGGTCTCCGGCCGTGGCGCCCAGGTGCTGGCCGGCTGCCTCACCGAAGTCGGCAAATCGTGGACCTTCGAGGAAGCTTCCAAGAACGCAGCGCGTTTCGCCGCCATCACGGACCTCAAGGATAAAATGGCCATGCGCGAGGCCGTCGTGCAATTCGTCGCGGGTTTTTTTTTGTTCGCGATTCGATCCGCCGCGACTTCCCGGAAATCTTCCAGCCCGAGCTGAAAGGCCCTCAATGGAAAGAGCGCGGCTCGGAAGACCTCGGCGAGTGGAGCCTGGTCGTTCGTACAGTAACGAATTGGGACCCTGTCCCACTGGCCAGTGCGCGACTCTGGCCGCTGCGCGAGCTGCTGCTCTCCTACATCGCCATCCTCAAACGCGACGCGCGCGCGCGCTATGAACACGACATGCTGATGTGGGCCGTCCTCGCTCCGCACCTGAAAAATCCATCCTCCCCGCCACGGCCGCCACGGATTCTGAAGTGACCCCTGCTGCATGAAACTGCATAACTGCATAAAGCGGAACCGTGAAGTTACTCTCCAGTTGTCCCGGACGAAACTCGACGCCACGCTAGTCCCATGGCGGGAACCCCAGACATTGGATTTAGTTTCGGCGTAGAGGGCGACCAAACTCTCATCGCGACGATCAATCGCCTGCGCCAGGAGATGAAAACTCTCCAGTCGCAGCAGGAATCCGTCGAGTCCAGCGCGATCAGTCTCGCTGAAGCCTGGCGAGGCCTGGCCGAAGCCGCGGCCGTCCTCGAGTTGGGCAAGTTCGCAAAAGAGGCCTTCGATTCCGTCGTCGCTATGGGCCGGCTCTCGGCCGCTACTGGAATCAGCACGCAGACCCTCTCTGTGTTCCGCAAAGCAACGGAAGATCTCGGTCTGGAGCAGGAGAAGGCCGATACCGCGATCCTGCGGCTGTCGCGATCGATTCTAAAACTGGGCGAAGGCAACAAGCAGGTCGCGAGCACATTCGCACAATTGCGCGACTCCGCCGGCCGCGCGCTCACGGCCGATTCTTTCAAGGGACTCACCGACGATCAGAAATTCTTACGTGTGGCCGATGCGCTCGGACGCGTAACGGGCAGCCTTGCAGCCGCGGGCGCGGCGTCGCAGCTTCTCGGCAAGGGCTCAGGCGAGCTGCTCGCCGTGTTTCAGCGCATGACGGCCGAGGCTTATCCCGATCTCGTTCGAGAAACGCGCGCGCTGGGCCTCGAAGTCACGCCACAAATGGCCGAATCGTTTTTGAAAGCCAAAGAGTCGCTCGCAGATCTCAAGGGCGAAGCCACCGGTGCGGCGCTGCAATTCGAAACTGGCCTCATCCCTCAGCTCACGCTCGCCGCGGACGCGATCGTAAACCTCAACAAAAAGCTCGACGACGGCAAGAGCTCATGGGAACGCATGGGCGAGACCTCCGGAAAAGTTTTGAAGATCATCATCTTCACTTTGGCTGAGCTCGAGGTCTATGCGAAAGCGCTGGGCATCATCATCTATCAGTCAATCGGCGGGGCGCTGCAGGAAGTCGCGATTGTTGCGGATACAACTCTTAGAGCGAGTTTGCAGGCCCTGACGCTGAATTTCACGAGAGTATGGGACACCATCAAGAACGGCGGCCACGAGGCGTCGGCCTCATTCACTCATGCTTTGGAAGAGATTAAGAAAGCGGCGGCGGATTCGACAGAGTCCATAAGGAAATTATCCGAAGGAGTGACGGGAAAACTTCCGCACGCTCCTCAGCCGAAAAAGAGAAATGAATTTGAGCCGGCAGCTCCGGAGGGCGGCGACCTGGGCAAAGAGCGTCTGGCCGCGCTCAAACAACAGGCCGAAGACGAGCTCGCGCTCGATCGCATTCTCGCGCAGGGCCGCGAGCGCGCGGACAAGGATTCCTACGATCGAGGGCTGATCTCCCTCACGGAATATTTCAATCGCCGGCGCGCCGCGATTCAGGACGCCGCCGCTCAAGAAGCGCGCGTGCGCGGCACGGAACGCAGCGCTCTCACGGTCGAGCTGAAGACGGCCGAATCCAAGAAGACGATCACGCCGCAGGACGAAACCGCCAAGCAGAAAGAGGTTTTGTCGATCAAACAACAGATCACTCACCTCGACGCGCAATCGGTCGAGGCCTCGGCCAAACTCGATAACGAGCTCGTCGTCAATGAGACCGAGCGATTCAAAGCCACGGAAGAGCACCAACTCAAGATTCTAGAAACGGAGCAGCGAATCGCCGAGGCCGCTGGAGACACGAAGCGAGTCGACGAGCTGAAGGACAAAATTGAGGATTTGAAAACCCGCGTCGAGGAGCTGCAGGCGGGTTTGTCGGCCGCCGATATCGATGCGAGCCTTGGGACCATCGCAGCCGGCCGGGACGTGCGCAGAAATAGAAGCGAAGCGCAGAGGCAATTCGAGGGGGGCAAAACCGATCTCGGGGAACGAAAACAAAATCTCGAAGAGCAGGTCTCTGCCGGCACTCTTCTCCCGTACCAGGCCGCGCAAAAGCTATCGCAGGAATATCGGGAGCAAATCCCACAACTTGAAAAACAGGTGCAGCTGCTGCGCGATTCGGCTGACGCCGCCCAGAAACTCTTCGAAGCGAACGGTGGAAAGGGCGCGAGTCCTCTGGCGGTGGATATCACCAAAGACGCGGACAAAGACCAGGGCGATATCGATAAGCTCGCGTCCGAGGCGAACAAACTAGACCAGGGCTGGATGAATTGGAAGAACGAAGCGAAAGCCGATATCGACCAGATCTCAGATCACCTGACCACGGGATTCAACGGCTGGCTCGCGGGACACGAGAAATTTCGCCAGGCCGTGGCGCAGACCTGGAACAACATCGTTCTGACCGCGGTGCAGTCGATCGAGAAAATCGCGGCGCAGTGGATCGCGCAGCATTTGAAGATGCTGCTCTTCAAGCAGGCCACGGACAAGGCCGGGGTTCTCAGCACCGCGACCAGCACGGCGCAGGGCGACACCATCAAACGAGCTTCCGGCATCAAGGAAGTTCTGCAGGCCGCAAAAACAACGGCCGTGCATGCCTTCAAATCGGTCTGGCACGCGCTTCCTTTTCCGTTGAACGCTGTGCTGGCTCCCGTTGTAGCTGCAGGCGCATTCGCCGGCGCGCTGGCTCTGGGAGCATTCGCTCAGGGCGGTGCCGTCTCTAAAGGCGGGGCGCCGCGCTACGTTTCATTTGCTGCAGGCGGAAGCATCGCCGCGCAAAGTTTCCTTGGAAACTCTCATCGCGCCGGAGGCGGGCCGATTCGCGGGCCGGGAACCGGCACAAGCGATTCCATTCCCATTCTGGCCAGCCATGGCGAGCACGTGATTACGGCCGCGGGATCGAGCGCGGTCGGTCCGGGCGTTCTCGATGCCATCAACCGTGATCCGCAAGGCATGGCCGCGAGGATCCACGGCGCGCTTGCGGTGCATCCTGAGAATGGTCCACTGCAGCCTGCATTCGCGGACGGCGGCGCGATCATGCGGGGCGCGTTTCTTCCCTCGATTCGCGAGCCCGCGCCGTACTCGGCCGAAGGCTTTCATCGCTACGCCAGCGGCGGCGCGGTTGAAGTCGGCGGCGCCGGAGGCACTACAAACACTTTCCATTTGCCAACACATATCGGGAATATGTCGGCCATCGACGGAGCTTCGATGAGATCGCTCATCGAGGAGCACGGCGACCTGATCGGGAAAATCGGCGTCGCCGCAATGAAACGGCATTTCCGAACGAACGGCGTGGGCGGCTGATGCTCCAGTTTCTAATCGTGCTCGCCACCTTCGCCGCGGTCTATGGCTGGGGCGCGTTCATTTGGCGCACTGAAAACACGCGCAAGGGGAAACTGAATGTCTTTTGAACTGTTTCCCACGCTTCCCGGAGTGAACTGGGAAGTCAAAATGAAGGATGAATTCAAGAACCTGATCCAGTCGGCCGCGGCGCCGGGTTTTGAGACGCGGATATCGCTGGGCCCGGATCCGCTGATTCATTTTGAATGCGATTTCACGTGGCTGCGGCAGATCAGCTACAACGCAATGATCGACGAGCTGTACGTCTTCCGGGGATTTTTCCGCAAGCGCAAAGGCGATTTCGATTCGTTTTTGTTGTCCCTGCCGATCCTCACGGAAAACCCGGACGACGGCGCGGTCCTCGGCCAGGCGCTTACGCCGGACGCAAACAACATTGCGCCGCTGGTAATCACCCGCGCGGGCTTCGATGAAAATATTTACGAAGCCGCCGGCATAAACGGCAATCCAGGCACAGCCCCGGTGATCAAAAAAGATGGCACGCCGCTGACGATCACCACGGACTACAACATCGTGGGCCCGGGCTTCGCGCTCGCCGGCGTGACGTATCCAGGCCTGGCGATTCAGTTTCTCGCGTCGACCGCCGGCCACGCGATGACCGCCGATTTTTCCTGGCTCTACCGCGTGCGCTTCGAGCAGGGCATTCAGGAATTCGACAAATTTCTCGCGCTGCTGTACAGCGCAAACAAAGTCCAGCTCGTGACGACAAGAACATGACGACCGAAACCACCGGCGTAAACGTTGCGGCCGAACATGTCACGGGCCTGGATGTTTTTTGCCGCGGCGTCATCGCGACCTATGGCGGAGACGGTCCGCCAGGCCCGACCGGACCGCAAGGTCCGAAGGGTGACACCGGAGACGCCGGCCCACAAGGCGCAACGGGCGCGAGTGGATCTGCCGGCGCGACCGGATCTGGTGGTTCGCAAGGTCCCAAAGGCGACCAGGGAGATACAGGTCCGACGGGCGCGATCGGCGGGACCGGCCCGCAAGGCCTGAAGGGCGACACTGGCGATACAGGAGCTGCTGGCGCGACTGGCGCTACCGGTCCACAGGGACTGAAAGGCGATACCGGAGATATCGGCCCGCAAGGCGCAACGGGAGCAGGCGGATCTGCTGGCGCCACCGGCACGACCGGCGCAACCGGATCTACAGGGCCTCAAGGTCCGAAAGGCGACACCGGAGATACCGGCTTACAAGGCGCAACGGGAGCGGCCGGATCCGCCGGAGCCACCGGGCCAGCCGGATCAACAGGCGCGACCGGTGCGCAAGGTCCGCAGGGAACAACCGGAGCGACTGGATCACAAGGTCCTCAAGGCGCAACAGGACCGGCCGGCACGACCGACTACACAAATCTAACCAACAAACCGACGCTGGGCACGGCAGCGGCCAAGGACATTCCCGCCTCGGGCGACGCTTCAACGTCGCAGGTTGTCTATGGGACTGACACGCGTCTCACCAATGCGCGAACGCCCTCTGTCCACGCCAGCTCGCACAATAGCGGTGGATCAGATGCGCTCGCAATCGATTCGGCCGCGGCTACTGGATCGCTGAGAACTCTCGGCTCGGGTGCGGCGCAAGCGTGCGCAGGGAATGACTCGCGTCTCACCAATTCGCGTACTCCGACGGCGCATGCGAGCACGCATTATTCGGACGGTTCGGATCCCGCGATCGCGCCGACCGCCGCTGCACCGGCGACGACCGGAACGATGACCGTCAATCTGCCGAGCGACGACGGCGTGATCACCATTACACCGACGGGCGCGTGCACGTTCAATGGATCGGGAGGAAAAGCCGGGGCGCGCTGCACGTTCTATATCACGACCAGCGGTACGTCCAGCTTTACGCTGACGTGGGGTACAAACTTCAAAACCACGACGACGCTGGCCACCGGCACGACGACCGCCAAGGTGTTCTGCGTGTCGTTCGTTTGCAAGGACGGCACGACCTGGGCCGAGACCGGACGCACCACGGCAATGTGAGGACTCAATGAGAACAAACATTCAAGGAAACCCGGTTCGCCACTCCATGCGGATCAAAATCTTCTGGCCGCGCAACAGCCGGTGCAGTTACCAAACGCTGCGTGCGAAACCCGGCGAGGGCTTCACCGACTTTCAGATCAAGCTGATCTTGGGTCGCGTGCTGGGCCACGTCGAACAGAAATTTCCCGCGCATGAATATTCAATCGTTCCGGTGGGCCCAGCGGCTTTCAACTTCGTCTGGCGGGGCGAGAAGCCGGGGGACGATTGTTCTGGCGGGCTCCAAGTAGAGCCCGCACCCGAGCCGGATTTCGATTCGCAACTCGAGGAGGAAAAAGTCCATGCACACGGCTGAAGTGTTCACCATTGGGGCACTTTCGGGCTTCATTCTGGGGACCATTTACAAAGACGTGCTCTTCGGTTTTTACCACAAGGAAGTCTCGGCTCTGCGGACGGAGCTGCGGGGCTTCACGGACTTCATTACGAAGCGTTTCAAGCAATAGAAGCGATTCTCCAGTTGATGGCCGCGCGCGCATTGCTCAGGCTACGGGTGCGGGCTGCGCTTGCAGCCTGCCGGATAAAAAAACATGCGTTCCTTCATCTCCGGGGCAGGCGCCGATTCGACGGCCGCGGTGCAGGCGCACCTGGCCGCGCATCGCGAGCTGCATCTCGCCGATCTTTACGTGATCAACACCGCGCCCTGCTACGCGGGGAAATATTTGGGCCGCACTTTCCTGCTCACCGATTTCCCTTCGCCGCTGCTGTGGGCCCACCGCGGCACGTTCAACACGGGAGTGATCCAGCGCGGCGAGGTGGCGTCGAAGATTGGCCTCGAGGCGGACAGCCTTCAAGTTACCTGGAGCCCACAGGATTCCGACGTGCTCGCGAGCGATGGCGGCGGCAACACGCTGCTGAGCGCGATCGAGGGTTTCGGCAGCGGAGTGTTCGATAACGGCACAGTCGAAGTCTGGCGCTGCGTGATGCCCACGATGGGCGATGCCGCCACGCTCGGCGCATGCCTGCTGTTTTCAGGGCGCATCGGCAACATTGAGCCTGATCGGCTCAGGGCTGTGATTACCGTTCTTAGTCGGACTGAAGTCCTGAATCAGATGATTCCCACAAACCTGATCGAGCCCACCAACATTGTCGCGCAATACACCACCGGGCAGGTGCTCGCCGGCGGGCCTTCGGGCTTCACTCTCACTTCCGGATCCACGCGAAAAATTCTTTATGCCAATCCCACCAGCGCCCCGGGCGGCTACGTCCCGAAGAGTGGCTCCTGGGATGACGGCTACGTGGTGATGAGCACGCCGGGAAAACTGGGCGGCAGCTTCCGAGGCGTCCGCTCGCAAATTTACGACGCGGGAATTACTCACCATGTTTTTTATCTGGCCGAGGATCTGCCGTTTGATCCGCTCGTGGGCGACACGTTTCAAGCTTTCATTTTCGTTCCGCCGGACCAGTCCGGCGCCGCGGCGCAGGGCAGCGATTACGCCGGTTTCCCATTCGTGCCCTCGCCTCTCAATTCTTCGGTGGTGATCGCATGAGTTCAGGGGCCGCCCAGGTCCCCGGCAAGGGGAGCCTGGGGATAAATATGATTCTCCGAAAAGAGATCACCGATCAGGAACACGACGAGCGTACCCGCGTGATTCGCGAGGCGCTGACGTGGGAATTGACGCCCTTCGCGTGGGAGCAGATGTGCAAGGGCTCCGGGGTCGATTGCGGACGTTTCCTGGTGGGCGCACTCAACGGTTCCGGCGTGCGGCAGATCGACGCCAGCAAAGTGCCGCACTGGTCGCCGCAATGGTTTCTCCATAAGCGCGAGGGCGATCCCAGCCCCTTCATCGAGCAGATCGTTAAGCTGATCGGCCCGGAATATCAGCTCGAGCCCGGATGCGTACCGCTGCCCGCGGACATCATCGTCGCGAAATGCGGGCGGGATTGGGCGCACTCCGCGATGGTCATCGAGTGGCCGAAAGTGATTGCCTGCGCCAGCGGTCATTGCGTCGTCGTGTGGAACGATCTCCGCACATCGGCCAAGTTTGGAAAGCATCCGCTCCGCTACTTCGATCCTTTTGCTCACGCTGGGCTCCAAGTAGAGCCCAGACCCGGGGAAGAAAAATGAAGAAGAGCGGAACACCCACAGCCTCGATCGGCAACGGAAACACCGGGGTCCAGATCAGCACCGCGTCCTACGGGAAAGCGGTGAAGCTGATCTACGGCATATGCAAGACGGCGCCGGACCTGATCTGGTACAACGGCTGGCAAAGGCTCGGAAACCCCAGCAACGCGTTGCTGGCCAGCATCACCGGACAGGGTCAAAGCAAAAAGCAATCGAAGAAGAGCAACACAACTTTTTATTCCGCGGCGATGGACTTCGTTTTGGGGCACGCGCCGATCCTCGGCGTGATGTCGATGTGGGTGAATAACCAGCTGTTCATGGTGTTCAAGGCCAGTGCCTCGGGTTTCGTCAGCGGCGGTCAATTCACTTTCGTTCCTTCAGGCGGACTCACCGAAGTTGGATTTGCCTACACCGTCGCCGGTCCCCCTTACACCGTCACGCCTCCCAGTTTCGTCGCCGATTGCGCCGTGCAGGATCTCACGCTCGGCGGCAGCGCCTCGCCGCCATTTCCTTTTCTTCAACCCGGAACATATTTGGCGCGCTCGGATCCCGCCACGCCTCCGGGGCCGCTGCAGTACACCGTCAATCCGTCGACGGGACTCTACACATTCAACGCCGCGCAGCTCGGCAATGCACTGAGCATTCAATATTTCAAGACCACCGGCGGATCACCCGCCACGCTCGTCAATATTTTTGCGGCCACCGTCCACGAAGAGTTCACCGCGACGTTCAACGATTTCGGCGCGCCGGGATCCGAAACCATCTACGGCACGTGGGAGCGCCCGCTCTGGAATTCCGCGTTCGCCGTTCCTGGACGCATCGACGCCGGCGCGTACGCTGCGCGCGATCCGTATAGCTGGTCATGGGACGGCGTGAATCCCACCGCCCATTTCCCCGCGGGGCTCAACGGAAAACCTGTCACCGTTTACTATGGCGTTCCCGCCATCCTGAATTCTCTGGGCGGCACGATCAGGGACGCTTCCCTCGGAACTCTTTTGACGCCGCTCGAAATCATGAATCTGGAATTCGAGCCCATCCTCGGTTCAGGCAGCGAATACGCAGGCTTCGCGGGCCAACAGGTCGAGCAGGACTGGTGCTGCGGCCTGGGCTCGGCGCAATACGATCTGGGCACAGCCAACACGCCGCCAAGTTTGAATGTGGAAACGATCGGCACGTTCACGCAGTGGCCGAATGGCGATGCCGACGTCGCTGACGTGATCGCTGACATCGTGGCCTCCGGTCCGGTGATCGTGGCATGAGCACAATTCCGCTCGTTCTCATTCAGGGAAACAACTGGAGCGGAGTCGCGCTTTGCCGCCGCGATAACGGCCTCATTCTCTTCAGCCACGGCACAACCCCGATTCCCACGAACGGAGAAGGGGACCACGTCTCCGGCTTGCGCGGCGGAATCGTGCGCGAGGGCAACTCCTCGAACTTCTGGCTCTTCCTTGAAAACATCGACGGAACGACTCCGCTACACATGACGCGTATTGTCGTCACGCCGCCGGCGCTGCATTCCTCTCCCGCGACGCCCAGCTTTGACCTCGATCTATTCCCGAAGCTTCCAGGACTCAGCTGGGAGTTGCCGATCAAGGATGAATTCAGGACGCTCGTGCAGACGTCCGCGGCGCCGGGATCCGAGACGCGGCTATCGCTGGGCGCTGATCCGGTGATCCACTTCGATCTACGCTACAACTTTCTTCGCGAAAAAAATTACGAGCTCGCGCGCGAGGTGGCCGCGGTGCTCACGCAGATTTCAGGAATGAGCGTGAGCGTGGAATTCGTGGATTTGAGCATCGCTAATTACGCCGATCGATCTCCGCGATGGGCTCCTGACAGTACCGTCATTTTTGCCGCGGGCACCTCGATCTACAAATTGGACCCAGTCCTCGGCACGGCTGCCGCTCTGTTCACGGCGCCGGACGGAAACAACTTGAGCTTGTCGAATGTGGACAACGGCCACGTCCTGGCTTACACGTTCGCGCATATCTATGAATTGGACGCGTCAACGCTGGCCCTAGTGAACACGCGGGCGGCGGCCGGCTTTGGCCTCCTTACCTTTGGGCAATGCGCTTACGAACAGAGCTCGAGTACGGCCTGGTCAATCTCGTTGCGTAGCGGACACGGCGGCGGAGACGTCTACCAGCTCGATCTGGGCGCCGTCACGTACACGCAAATGACCTTCACGGACAACTACGTGAATTATCGGATGATCCTCAATCAGGTGGTGCGCTGCCTCGGCTTGTTGTCCGGCGCGACGATCCGCACAATTGCTCTGTCCGGTGGCGCGATCGCGACGGGAACACTCCCGGCGAACTCGACCGGAGCGCTGGCTGTGGATGATGACGGTTTTTTCTGGACCTCCGATGGCTTCGCCAGCGACGTCGGAACACCGAGCTGGAAGATCGATCCCGTCTCTTTGGCCGTTGTGCTTACGGTCGGAACGTACCAGGGTTTCGCCTTCGCTCCCGACGGCACGCCGCGCGCGCAGGATTACGGTTTTTCCAACCTCGTGCCCACGGTCGACGGCCCGCTGACTTACCAATATTCCGGCAACGAACTCTGGATCCTGCGCAGCTTCTTTCGTGCGCATAACGGAGGCTTCAAATCGTTTCTCCTCTCGCTTCCGGACCTCACCGAAAATCCCGCCGACGGAACGGTGATCGCGCAACCGCTCACGCCGGACGCCAACAATATCGCGCCGCTGGTGGTGAGTCGCGCCAGCGACGACGAAACCATTTTCGAAGCCGCCGGCGTGACCGGCAATCCAGGCACAGCCCCGGTGATCAAGAAGGACGGAGCCGCGCTCGCGATCGGCACGGACTACAACATTGTGGGCCCTGGCTTTCAACTCGCCGGCGTCACCTATCCAGGACTGGCAATTCAATTCCTGACGTCCACCGCCGGCCACGCCATGACCGCTGATTTTTCCTGGTACTACCGCGTGCGCTTCGAGCAGTCCGAGCAGGAATTCGACAAGTTCCTGCAATTTTTATATTCCGCGCAGCGCGTGCAGCTGGTGACCACGAGGAATAAACAATGAGCCTGCCGGCACTGGTGCAAAAAGGCGGCGCGATCATCACCGGCACCTCGCCGCTGATCTTCACCTTCCCCAATCCAGTTGTGGGCGGGAACACGATCATCGTCGGAGCGAATTGCTTCCTGCCCTCGCCCTTCACCGCGCCAACGATTTCGGACAACATGGGCAACGTCTATACCCCGATCGTGACGCACGTGCGCCCGTCCTATTGCTGCATCGGTTGGTACGCAAAAAATGTGACCGGCGGGACCATCACCATCACCATCACGGACGCGGTCGCGAATTCCTTTTCCTTCATTCGCGCGAGCTACAACGAAGTCAGCGGGCTTGACCCAACCTCGCCGCTCGATGGAACACCCGCCGCCGGGGACAACCTAGCCGGTGGCAGCGGCCCGTGGGGCCCGGGATCGGTGACTACATCGCAGGCGAACGACCTGGTGTTTTCGTTCGTGCACAACGATACGACGTTGACGCGGCCATCCGGATTCACGGCCGCTGGAGGCGTAGGCGCGGCGCAGAGCGCGTACCGAGTGGAAGGTGCGCCCAGGGGCTACACGCCGGAGTGGACCGTTGTCGGCAACAGCGGAATAGGATTCACCGCGGCATTCAAGGCCGTCGATACCACGAGCACGGTCACGGCCGCGGCGCTTGCGGCGATCGGGCACGGCGTCAACTGCAACGATTACGCGCCAGTCAACACTTCCGCCGGATCCACGACGACGCCCGGGAATGGCGCGCTGCTCGGCGATCTTACTCTGCTGAACGCATGGTGCCGCGCGAACGGAATTTCGGTTGCGCTGGTGCAGGATTCGCAGCGCTCCGCCAAGGACTTGATCGACGAGCTGCTCACCGTCGGCAACTCCGCCGCGGTCTATTCCGGCGACAAACTGAACATCATTCCCTACGACGAAGTGAGCAACGCCGGCTACGGCAGCATCTATGTCGCGCCCACAGCCGCGGGACCCGTCTTTAATCTCACCGATCAGGATTTCGTGAGTGACGGAAAAAATCCTTTCGTGAAGTTCACGCGCAAGCGGCGCACGGATTGTGACAACGTCGTCTCCATCGAATATGTGGAACGTTCACTCGATTACGCGCACAACGTGGTTTCCGAGCTGGATCAGAAAGCCATCGCGCTCTATGGGCCGCGCAAGGGCGGCACGCTTTCCGCCGCGGAGCTGGGAGTTAATCTGCCGTCGGGATCGAAGTCCCTGATGTCCATCAGCAACAAGACTGTCGCCCAGGCCATCGCTTCGGTCCTGGCGAAGCGCAGCGCCGCCGGCGTGAATCAGTGGGCCTTTACGGTGAAATCCGAATGGATGCATCTCGAGGCCATGGACCTGGGGACGATTTCGGATTCGCGGCTCGGCCTCGTGAACAAGGCCGTGCGGCTGACCAGCGTGAAGGAGACGTCTAAGCGCACATACGATTGTCTGGCCGATGAATTCATTTACGGGCTGAATCATCCGAGCGCGAAGGTCGTCACGGCCGCAACGGGATCGCTGGTGAAGTCCAGCATCTATCCCGGCCTCGTGAATCCGCCAATTATTTTTCAACCGCCACCGCCCATGCTTCCCGCGGGAGCGAGCCCTCAAATCTGGTTCCTGGTCTCCGGCGCGGATCCCAATTACGGCGGCTGCGTGGCTTACCTTTCGCTCGATGGCGGAGCGAGCTATCCGACGGTCCTTGGCGCGATCGGTCCCGCGACCACGGGCGTGCTCACGGCGGATTATCCTTCGCACGCCGATCCGGACACGGTGGACACGCTGGCCGTCGACCTCAGCGAATCGAATGGCGTGCTCTCGCCGGAATCCACGGCCGTCGCCGACAATTTCAGCGATCCCTGCTTTGTCGCCGGCGCTTCCTCTTTCGAGGCTGTCTGCCCCACGAGCGTGGCGCTGACGTCCGCTGAACATTTCGCGCTGGGCGCGTACATTCGTCGCGCGGTGCTGGGCACGGTCGCGATGGATCACCCGATCGCTTCGCGTTTCGGCGTGCTCGATGCAGCAGTGTTCAAGCTGAATCTTCCTGCAGCATGGGTCGGGCTGACGCTCTATTTCAAATTCGCGGCCTACAACAAAACTTTCGGACAGCAGAACAATCTCGCTGACTGCGTGCCCTACACGTTCACGCCGGCGGCGAGTTATCTGCCGGGGGATTTCTACTTTAACTAGCCATGCCAGTCCTTGGACAAACTCCGACACGCGTTCACCTGAACTCGACGACTCCGGCTCCTCCGGCCGGACAGCAGAACACGATCGTGCAGGCGGGCGCGCCCTATCCCGATCCCAATGATCCAAATTTCCAGGTCACGGACTCCACTCAATACGTGCTTCCGTTCGTCGGTGATTCGGGATCCGGCGGATTGGCGGGAGCTGTGCCGGCGCCGGCCGCGGGCGACGCAGCGGCGAAAAAAGTTCTCAAAGCCGGCGGAGCGTGGGGCCCGCTCGCCGAATCCGACGTCACAAATTTGGTGACCGATCTCGCCGCAAAAGCGCCGCTGGCGTCTCCCGCATTCACAGGTACTCCGACCGCACCCACGCCAACCACGGGAGACGATTCGACCAAGATCGCAACAACCGCTTTCGTCGAAGACACGATCGACAGTCTCGCCGCCGGTGACATTCCCAACATCGCGGAATCGCAAGTCACCGGCCTCGTCAGCGATCTCGCCGCGAAAGCTACCCAATCCGGCGTGCAGCAGGGCAGTTACGACTACGCGGCCGATACCGGCGCGGCGAATGCTTACGTCGTCACGCTCGCGCCAATTCCCACGCTCACAGCCGGGCTCACCGTCATCTTCAAGGCCGCAAATGCCAACACCACTTCGTCCACGCTGAACGTCAATTCACTCGGTGTGAAAACAATCAAGAAGCTGGATGGCGCGACGAATCTTGCGTCCGGCGATATAGCCGCCGGCCAGATCGTGACTGTCGTTTACGACGGTACGAATTTCCAGATGGAATCGCCGACGGCCACGGGAGGAGGCGGCAGCGGAAACGTCACCGGCCCGGGCTCAGCGACGGATTCCGATTTCGCACAGTTCAATGGCACGACGGGAACGCTCATCAAGGACGGCGGGATCTCGCTCGATACGGATGGAACTCTCGCGGCGAATTCCGATTCGCGTGTCGCTTCGCAGAAAGCGGGGAAGACCTATGCGGACACAAAAGCTTCGAAGTCCGGCCTGCAGCTCGGCAGCTACACCTATGCGGCGGATACTGGCGCAGCTAACGCGTACGTAGTCACGCTCGCGCCTGTTCCCACGCTCACAGCTGGGCTCATCGTCACATTCAAGGCGGCGAACACCAACACCACCGCTTCTACGTTGAACGTCAACTCCCTCGGCGCAGTCGCGATCAAAAAAACGGACGGGGCGACAGCGCTGGTCGCAGGCGATATTACGGCTGGGCAGATCGTGACTGTCGTTTATGACGGCACGAATTTTCAGGTAGCCTCAGGCGTAGCCGGGGCTGGTGGCGGCGCACCCACGACAAGCAAGTATGTTTTGGGCGCGGTAGACGGTGCCCTTGCTAATTCTGTTTATAACCCTACTGCGTACTATGGCGCGGATGTAGCCCCGGCTTCGGCAGGGTCTCTGGACGACGAGTTCAGCGCGGCGTTCGACGCCGTTCGGTGGACGTGGTTTAACCAAAGCACAGCTACGGCCACCACGTCCAAAAGTTGCTTGATACTCTCTCCTCCTAGCAACGCTTCAAGTCAAATTCTACGCGGAATACTGCAGGCTACACCCGGAACGCCTTGGGAGGTAACCGCCAAATTCTCGGTGTCACTCGTCAACGCCTCTACACCATCAATATTGAATAGCGCAGGACTAGTTTTGAATGAGAACTCCACAGGTAAGTACATCGCCTATGGTTTTGGAGGATACCCTTCCAGTGTGGCTGTCAACACATGGAACAGTACAACATCAGTTAACGCCGCCTCTGCAACTATGCCTCCATTGGTATTGCAAATATATTTGAGAGTTAAAAACGACGGGACGAACCTTATATATTCGTACTCAGTAGACGGCATCTCTTTTGTGCAACATTTATCGGCTGGAAAAGCCGCTTTCTTTACTACTGGTCCTGATCACGTAGGAATTTCCGCCAACAATTTCAACACTACGCTATCGCTGGTATGCGACTGGTTTAGACGAACGCTGTAGGACGGGTCCGGGCTCTACTTCGAGCCCGCCGGATAAACGATGCGACCAAAGAGAGAGCTGAAAGAAATCATGACCTGGCTGGACGAGTATTCGTCCTCGAGCGATACGGCGAAAGCGTGTCCGTCGAAGAAAATCTCCGACCTGAGAAAAGCGTTTCCCTCGATCGTCTCGCGCATCGAGGCCGAAGCGCTGATCGACATCTGGAGATATCGATGATCTCACTGCGGGATGCAGCTCACAAAGTGCTCCAGTTCACGCACGGCCGGACGACTGCATTTTTTTTGTCCTTCTTCGTGGCTGGGCACGCG